ACTCAGGTAAGTATTCATTATAATAATAACTAGCATAAAACATACAATTTAATGCTAAGATCAAAACTAAACATGCAATTGCATCCATTACTCTCCTCCTTGAAACTCATCTACGTAAAATTGAACCATTTTAATTCCAATGTCGATAGTCTCTCTATCAAAATCTTCTTGAAATTTATTTACAAATTCAATCCATTCGTGTTTATCTAATTTGCCCTCAGGATCAATAATATCTTGAGGAAGAAACTGATATAAAGTGTTTTCTGTATTATCCATTACTCATCTCCTAAGACTTTTGAATAACCAAGATCTTCTAAGTTTAACACGTCAATTGTAAAATTAGCTTCATCTCTACCATAATCTCTAGCAATAATGCTTAAACCTAATCCAATCAAATTTGATGAATAAGGTGCTGAGTCTATAGTTTCAACATTTTCTTCAATTTCATATCTTAATTCAAATAGCGTTTTTTTATTTCTCATTGTAATCTCCTTAATGTAACTTAACTTAACTTATAGTATATATTACTACTTTCTGATGACACTGTACATACTTTTATGCTTTTTTTGTAAACTTTTTTTGTATATATATAGAGGCGCAAGTCTCCTTTCGTTTTTACGAACATAACCTGAAATATATGAGGTAATTAGTTTGAGTGCACTTAAACAAAAGAAAACTGATAAACAGCAAGATAACAACACCGCCGAAAAGAATCCACATTTAAAAAAATATCGATGGAAGAAAGGTGAGTCTGGTAATCCGAATGGAAGGCCTAAAAATGGTTTTGCATTGAATGATCACATTAGAGAACTTGCGAATGTTGAAATGAAAGATAAAAAAAGTATGCTAGAGAATGTTGTCGCTAGAGTATATGAAGAAGCGTTAGACGGAAATATGACTGCGGTTAGTTTCTTAGCGGACAGAATGTTAGGACGACCAAACCAATCAATCGGTATTAGAGAGGAAACAAACGAACCAATAAAGATCATTGATATGGGAGATAATATCTCAGATGACTTGGAAAATTGATGAGACTCGTAAGAGTATTTTATACGATAATCACAGATATAAATGTATTGTTAGCGGAAGACGTTGGGGTAAAACTATCTTCGCAATTATATGGTTACTACTTCCAGAATTTAAACCGAATGAAAGACGATGGATTGTTTATCCTTCTTATCGTCAAGCAAAAATGGTTGCGTGGTCCGTGCTTAAAGGATTTTTTGCAAATCAGAAAGTTAAGATTAATGAAACCGATTTATCTATCACATTAGAAAATGGTGCTTGTATCGAATTGAAAGGAGCTGATTCTTCTGCCGATAAAATTAGAGGAGTAAGTTTAGATAGAGTGGTATTAGACGAGTATGCATTTATGAAAGAAAGTATTTGGGGAGAGGTAATTCAACCGATGACTGCACAAACAAAAGCAGAAGTGTTATTTGTTGGAACACCAAACGGATTACAAAATCACTTTTATGATATGTTTGTTAAAGGACAATCAGAAGATGAAGATCTAAAGAGTTGGCAGTTTACGACTTTAGACGGTGGATTTATTCCGGAGGAAGAGATTGCGAGAGCAAAAAAGAATTTAGATGCTAGAACATTTAGACAAGAGTACGAAGCAAATTTTGAAAGCATACAAAATAAAGCTGCATATAATTTTAGTAGAGATATTCACATTAAAACAATGGATATTTCTACAAGACAATTTTGGGGTATTGATTTTGGTGTTTCGAGTTATATGACTGCGATTAAAATGTGTGAGTTAACAGATGGTTCGGTATACGTCTTCGACGAAATAGGATTACAAAATAGTAATACGTTTGAATTGTCGAAGGTAATGAAAACTAAAGGCGGAGAAATGCTAGTCTATCCGGATCCAGCAGGTAGCGCAAGAAGCAGTAATAGTACGAAAAGTGATCATGCAATTTTAAGAGAAGCAGGGTTTACTGTAATTAGTAGGAAGGCAAATCCTACGCAAAAAGATAGATTAAATGCTTTAAATAAAAAGCTAGAAAATGCAGAGGGCAAAAGAGAATTGTTTATAAGTCCAAAGTGTAAGAATTTAATTAGAGATTTAGAGTTGACCACTGTAGATCAAGGAAGAATGATAAAAACAGAAACGCTATCGCACTTTGTAGACGGATTAATGTATCCTATCGAATATCGATACGGATTTAAAGGACATGGGAAATCGATAGCATGGTAATGTTTATAATGGGTTTTTTAGTAGGGATATTATCAACTTTGCTTATATCATTGCATATAGGAAAGAAAATTGAAGACAAACAACTTAAACAAGCTGAAAAGCTGATGCGTACGTTTTATAAAGAGGAATTAAATGAAAAAGAATACGAACAATTTAAAACAAGGTACGAATCATGATTATTTATAATTTAACAGAGCAAATGCTTCATAGATTACTTATGGAAACTATTGAAGAAAATTATGACAATCAGATGGAAGAGCGTGAGCGTCTTTTAGACTATTATGAAGGCGTAAATTTAGAACAAGATTTAAAACAATTTTTTAATAGTGAATCACTATCTCAGATTCCGCCGATGTACATTAATCTAGTGCGAAACATAATAAGTCGCCGATGTTTAGTATATCAACAAGCACCAATACGCTATAATGATCAATATAATGAAGTATTGGGAGACTACGACTCGTTCATGAAACAATTTGAACAGTTAGTATATTTATTGGGGTCTGAAGGATTATATACGCATTGGGACGATAATAAAAAAATATTAAAGTATCGACCAATACATTTCTTTACACCATTTTTTAAACCAAATGAAGATGAGCCATTTGCAGTTATGTGGCAAGTAGAATCTCAATTACAAGCAAGAAGCGAAGACGCGCAATTTATGTTTTGGAGTAAAGACACTGAGGATATGGAAGGAAAGCACTTTATAATTAGCAGTAAAGGTAAAATTACTTCAGTAGTTCCAGACGATAGGAATCCGTATGGCGATATATTACCGTTTGTTGTAGCACATAGACATCCATATACAAGAGATTATTTTAGAGAAGGCGCAGGAGATTTAGTTGACGGAATGAGATCTATTAATATTCTACTTACTGAATTAGCTTTACACGGACGTTACGGTTTAGGCCAACCTACTTTTACGGGGTTAGATACAGAACAACGTATTACAATGGGACAAGATAAGGCGTTAATATTGCCAGAAGGAGCAAACTTTAATTATGTTACTCCTAACTCAAACATTAATGGAATGATTGAATCGACTAAGTATATGGTTGAAAGTATTGCGCAAGCAAACAATGTTAAAATAAATTGGGCAAATAACCAACAAGAATCAGGGTTATCTAAAAAAATGGCACAATTAGATTTAATGGATGCATTAAGAAGTGATGTAGAGCAAATATATCGACCGTTTGAAAAAGAACAATTTGAAGTAGCAAGAAGAATTGTAGAGGTATCAGGTGGAGCAAATATACCTGAGCAATTTAGTGTAGATTTTGCAGAAAGAGAAATACCAATGTCTCAAGACGAAGAGATTGCATATTTCTCATGGGCTTTTGAAAATAACTTAGAAACAAGAGAAAGTTATTTAAGAAAAAAGAATCCAGATCTACAAGAAGCGGAAATTGAGAAGATGCTTGAAGATCTTGGAGAAGCCGAAGAGCAAGATGAAACACAATCTATATTAGATAAAATAGGACAGAACGTTGGCTAATTTAGACTTTTATACAGACGAATTAGCGAAGATTCAAGAAGATCTTATGAAAAAGCTAGATACAGTTGTTGCTGGATTATCTACAATATCGGACAAAGAGTTAATGTCTATTGCATCACAGATTGATTTATTTGAAGAGATGGAAAGGGTTGGATATACTGGTTTAATATCTAAAGTAGGTAATGCGTACGATGATCAAATAGCCTTAGTATTTTCTGAATTAACAAAGAAAGAATTAGGAGCAGTCTCAGCGGTTAGTATTACTACATTAGAGCAACTAAAAGCATTCGAAATGGAATATTTAACAGGAAGTGCAAGACAATATGCAACTCAATTAAAAGCGGCCATGTTACGCGCTTTAGTGACTAATGAATCAGTAGATGATATAATGATAAATTTAAGAAGAGGCTTCGGAGCAGGAACATTTATTAGTACAAGTAGGGTAAAGTTTCTAATAGGTGATTCTTTTGCAAGATTTCAACATACAGTAAGAGCAAAAGCGTTTGAACAGTTTCCAAACATAAAATTTAAGTATGTCGGACCAACACAAGGCAATAGAAGAGGTTCTTGCTTACATATTTTAAGAAAGTACAAAGAACCACTTACAAGAAGTCAAATAGAAGATTTAACAAAAGCCGTACCACAACAAAAAGACGGTTCAAGATTCTTAGGATTTGTAGACCGTGGCGGATATAATTGTACACATGATTGGGTAAGAGTATAATGGCCAAAAAGTGGAGAAGAGGCGAATTAAAAGATCTTTTAAAGTCACAAACTAAAAAGATGGTAAAATTAGCACAAGACGCAATAGATAGAATACAGCTAGATGCATCTGGAGGTATTTTTCAAGGTGAATCAATAATGAGTCCTGGTGGAAATAAATATAGTAAGTCTTATGCTAAGTTAAAAAGAAATGGAATGAGAAGTAGTCTAACAGGTAAAAAAATATCAGCTTACCGTGGTAGATCTACAAATACAGAAACACGTGTTGTTAATATGAAATTAACTGGAGACACTTTTAGAGGAATGATGCCAGCAGGTAAGCCTTCTGTAGCAATGATTAAGTACTTAGCCGACCATACAGATAGAATTTTAGGTAACCAAGATAGAGGTTACGATATTTATAATTTAAATAACAAGAATTTGGAATTTATTAAAGACAGATTTGGTGAAGAGATAATTGAACCTAATTTGAAAAAATATCTTTCATATAAAACGAAACTATAACATAGGGAGACAGTATGTCTGAAGAAAATAAAGTAGTAGAAGAAGCCGTGGTGGAAAATACTATGCAGGAACCAGAAGTAAAAGAAGAAGTCGGTGGCTTAATTGCAGAAAGCAAGAAGTATCGAACAAGAGCTCAAACAGCAGAGGCTGAGTTAAATGAACTCAAAGAAAATCTTAAACTTCAAGAAACAAAACAACTTGAAGAAAAAGAAGAGTACAAATCTTTGTATGAGAATGCTAAGAATGAAAATGAACAGTTGAAACCAATTGTAGAAACATTTCAGATGCAAGAAAAACAAAGACGAGAACATCTGTTGTCTCAACTTTCAGAAGAAGATCAAAACATATACGAAGACCTATCTACAATTAAGTTAGAGAAGCACGTTGAAAGATTGAGTAGTAAAAAAGTGCAAGTAAATGATGCTAAGGAAGTTACTTCTAGTGGTAAATTCGCTAAAAACACTAAATTCTCAGAATTAAGCGTTGAAGATCGAAAAGCCGCACAGAAGAATCCAAAACTTTGGCAACAAATTGTGGATGGTTATAAAAACACTTAAAATCTTTAAAGGAGATTAAATAACATGGCAAATGGTAACGTGACGCAAACCACAGCGGCGAATTTTATTCCCGAGATGTGGCGAGAGGCGATCCTTGATTACGCTGAACGTAGATTCGTTCTAAAAAATCAAGTAATGGACATGTCTTCAATGCTTGCAGGTGGTGGAGATATTCTTCATATACCTAAAGTAACTGAAGAAGCAGCAGCAGCTAAATCTGCTGGCGGTGCAATTACTTATACTAATAACACTGATGGAAAAATCGATCTTACAGTAGATCAACACTTTTTAAACGCTAAACGTATTGATGACGTAGTTAGAGTTCAAGAGAGTGCTGGTTTATTCAATGCATACGCTCAATCAATGGGTTATGCTTTAGCTAAAAAAGTAGAAAATTATATTGCTGCATTATTGCAGACAGCTACTGCTAATGACGTAGGTCTAGCAGCAGATGATACTTTTACTACTGCTTTAGTAAGAGATGGATTAGAGAAACTTTTAGATGCAGGCTTTGATTACGGAGACGGCAATACATATATGTATGCTTCTCCAAAAGCTTACATGAGTTTACTGGGTTTAGGAGACTTTACTTCAGCAAACATTAGAGGTGATGCTGAAAATCCTAATGCAACTGGTAGATTAATAAATGCTTACGGTATGGAATTATTTCCATCCACAGATTGGTCAGAGGGTGGTAATGCTTCTACAGAGACAGCAACTATCTTTAGACCTGAAGCAGTATATTACGCTCAGCAGCAGGATTTTAGAGTTCAATCTGCTTACGATATAGATTATTTAGCAACTTCAATTGTTGCTGACGTTCTATTCGGAGCAGCTTTATCTCATGCTGTTGACAATGCTGCAATGGCAATTGTTAACTTTAACAATGCTGCTTAATAGCATTAGTTAAAACAAGCTAAATATGGGCCTAATTTCGGTTAGGCCTATATTAGTATTAATTAAAAATTTAAGGGAGATCTACATGCCAAATTATGAATATAAATGCGAATGTGGCGAGATATATAGTGTATTTCAAAGCATGGCAGAACCAAAATTTAAAACCTGTAAAGAAATAAACATATCTATGACAGAGGACTGCAAAAAAGATCATAAACTACAAAGACTAATGGGCAAACCAATGATTATTTCACATGATCCCGGAAGAATGACAGACAAAAAACTTTATAAAGAATTAGATATAGATGAGCAGTAATACCAATATAGGAAATACACCTGTAAATCAGGGATATGTTCAATTAATCCACATGGGAGAAACTGGTGGGATTGATGGAACACTTCGTGCTTTATATGATGGTGATGGTACTGCTTCTGATTTATTGATTGCTA